TCCTTTCTGAGCAAATCGCTCTTGAATTGGATCGTGAGATCTTGAATGACTTGTTGACTCAAGCTAACGGTGCTAACTTGTTCTGGTCACGTGCTCCTGGTAAATTTGTTAACAAATTGACTGGTGCTTCTATCACTTATGATACAGCTGCAGCTCGTGGTCCTTCATTCACTGGTACTGTTCAAGATTGGTACTCAACTTTGGTTGAAACTATTATCGATGCTGGTAACACTATCCAAAGAAAAACTTTGCGTGGTTCTGCTAACTTCATCGTTGTAGGTACTGACGTTGCTACTGTATTGGAATCAAGCGTGATGTACAAGCCTTCTTACTCTATCGATGGACAAGGTCAAGCTGGTGCAATCACTATCGGTGCTGAGAAAGCTGGTTCTTTGAGTAACAGATTCACTGTTTACAAAGATCCTTACTTCCCACGTAACAAGATCTTGATTGGTTACAAAGGTGGTTCTTACTTGGAAACAGGTTATGTATACGCTCCTTATGTTCCATTAATCGTAACTCCTACCATGTTCGCTCCAGAAGATTTCACTCCAAGAAAAGGTGTGATGACTCGTTACGGAAAGAAAATGGTTCGTTCTGATTTCTACGGTACTGTAACTTGTTTGGATATGCACATCATCTAATTGATGAGGTGAATTCCTAATCAAAAAAGGGTGGTCGGAGGAAACTTTGGCCACCCTTTTATTTTATCGGAGTCATTATGGGAAAAATTTCGAAAAACTCTAAAGATAGTCGTATAACTAACCAAGATTTAAATAAAATTTTCATTAAAGAATTACGAAAGAAGAAAAATAAGAAACTAGTTAACGAAGGTATTTTGGGAGATTTACTCAAAGCATTGTCTGGATTGGCTTCTACCCTTATGAAAGATGTGTCTGGTGGCTATAAAAAACAAACGATTGATAATTTAAAAAAACAACAGACACAAATCAAGAAAGCAAAACTCACGCCAGAGGGTGCTCAAGCTTATGCGGATGCTCTTAAGAAAGCAGTAGAAGTCGCAAAATCTTCTTATGAAGCTGGCATGAAAGAAGTAGCTAATGCTATGGGGAATTCAAATGATCCTACCATTCAGAAAGACTGGAAAGGCTATGCTGTGATTGCAATGACTACAGCTTTTGGTGACATCACTGGTATTATGGAGGGCAATTCAGAGATCTCTACGCTGATAAAAGACTTAGAATCTGGAAATTTAAGCGAAAAGAAGAAAGAAGAGAAAGAAGAATCGAAGCCTCCGGCAAAAGATTTGAAAGTATAGTATAATTAACGGTGTTTATTTACAAGGAGTTAATATGTCAAAGAAAAAATCATTTAAATCTACGGAAGAGACTTTTGAATTGTCAGAAGTAGAAGAAACTGTAGTAGAATCATCAGAAGGAGAAAATGAAATGGCTGAACATACTCATGCAGAATTGGAAGCTAAAATTGCTGCTTTAGAAGCTAAAGTAGCTGAACTTGAAAAACACGATGTTTTAGCTGCTGCTGAAGCAAAATCACACGCTTTGGTAGATGCTGCATTTGCAAAAGTCGCAGATGTTGTAGAAGCTAAAGTAGCAAAAGCAGTGAAAAATATTCAAAGCGGAAATGTAGATTTTGAAGAAATCTTTCAATGGTTTAAGAAAAGACAAGCCAAAGGTCGTCCTTTCTCTCGTTAATGATACGTAACTTCATTACCTCATTGAGAATAAGGCGATAAATTTTATTTCAAAAAAAATCGAAATATTTTTAATTCGTATGGATCAAATCTTCCTCGTAAGTAACAGCGGAAAAGGGAGTTTGATCCTATTTTTTTAAGGAAGAATAACGGAAATTTTCTAGTATACTTATAGATTGTGAACAATAAACAAACCAAGGAGGTAATTTATGGCTACATTTGCTAATACTGATAGTCCAACACCGTTTGGGATCTATGATGCTGATGCAGACTTTATTTTAGAAGCTGATCCAATGGTTACGTTCGTGAAAAGAAAGTTAGGTGATGATATTCTCTCGGTCGAATTGACAAAGAAACAAATCTGGATGTGTTTTGAAGAAGCAACTCTAGAATACTCCAGACACATGAACGAATATCAAGCAAAGTCTCAATTGAGTAATCTCTTAGGCAATTCTCTTAATTCTGTAGCAGGTCAAGGACCGAGTGGAGCACAAGATAAATTTCCAAGAGAGACCCTAGAGTTCTTAATGAGAAAAGCAGAACCGTACGCAAGTTTTGCAGCTGTAGGTGGTAGTTACAATATTATTTCAGGATCAATTGAACTTGTTCCAGGAAAACAAGACTATAATATCTACGAAGATATGATGATCAGAGATTCGAATGGCGACGAAGTTGTTGCAGCAGATGTATATCCAAATCAAAAACTAAGAATATACGATGTGATGCATACCTCGCCACAGGCAGCGTATAGATTTTTCGATACTACTAGTGCGATTAACTATCTAAACAATGAATTTGCCTTTGAGTCATTCACACCAGAGACAGTATTCTATGTATTACCAGTATACGAAGACGTATTACGACAACAGCAAATGAATGTGTCGAATCGTGTTCGAAGATCTAATTATTCATACGAAATGATAGGGAAGAATCTTCGAATTTTTCCTATGCCTACTGAACCAAGAAATTTATGGATTAAGTTTTCTCTCCCACAAGACGGATTAAGTCCGGACATCTCGGATAACTCTATAGACGGTGTAAACGGTCTCTCTAATATTCCATTTGGAAATCTCGCTTACAGCAATATTAACAGTGTGGGAAGACAATGGATTAGGCAGTATACTCTAGCATTAGCTAAAGAAGTTTTGGGTAGAGTGAGATCTAAATTCGGTTCTATTCCTATTCCTAATGGAGATTTGAGCTTAGACGGTGATTCTTTGAAATCAGAAGCGCAGAGTGAAAAAGACGCACTGCGTGACAAATTGAGAGAATTATTAGATTCATTGACTTATGACAAGTTACTAGAGTCTCAAGCAGCTGAAGTCACAAATATGCAAACTATTCTTAAAGCAATTCCTGTGCCTCTTGGCAAGTGTATTTCAATCGGATAAGGAGGTAAATTATGGCAAGACTATTTATTACTCCTCGCGAGATAGACTTTATTAGTGATATCACTAAAGAGATTACCAAAGACGTAATCGGAGACAAAATCTACTATTATAGAGTTCGTGAAGACGCAACTCAAGTTCATACGCTCTATGAAGAGTCACCTGAAAAAGTCGTAGACCCTCCTGTTGAAATTGATGCTAGAGTTCAATGGAACCCAAAAGAAGTGACTTCTGATAGATTTGGTACACACGCTATGTATAACTGTGAAGTGTATATCCACTATCGAGATATGCTAGACAGAAATATTAAAATTGTCGAAGGTGATTTTTTCACTCATGGTGACAATGTTTTTGAAATCACTTCATATACTTATGACAAGACTATTTTTGGTCAAGTAGAACACATTGTCGGTTTCAATGTAAAAGGTAAACAGACTCGTAAAGGTGTTGTTGACCTTAAGATTTGGGGACCTACAGAAAGAAAATACACGGATCCAGATGCCATTCGAGACACATTTCAGCAACAGAGGGGCGATGCTACAATGGGCGACAATCGAATTCTAGTCGATCAAGGAAAAGTAGACGATAGTTTACATACTCAAAGAGAAGTGAAGAAGGATGATACGTCTTCGTCGTTCTACGGAGATGAACCATGAGCAGTAGATATAAGGTAAATGCTGTTGCCACTGATGGCGGTATGAAAACAGGTGTTGAAGGTCTAGATATTCCTCAAGACTTTCAAATGCCATCTTGTGGTATCGAGGATGTCGATAGAGCAATGTTTAAATTGTTCAACGAAGACATACCTCTCTACTACCTCTTAGATGGTGACCTGAAGAAAATCCCGACTATCTTTGGCGCTGGTGAGAGAGCTTTTCTCTTGCGGAGAAAAGAGCCAATTAGAGACGTGAATGGCGCATTAATTCTTCCAATGATCTCTATTCTTAGGACTAGCATTCAACAAGACGTTCAGGGAGGAATTGGGCCTGGTAACGGTGAACTCGTAATAAAGAAAAAATTATCCGAAGACGATAAGTCTTGGAAAAAATTGAAAAATTTTCAGAATCTACAAAATGCAAAAGACGTTCAAGGCACAGGTGATCTCTCAAATATCTCTTTGGCTATCAATCCTAATAATTCTATTTACGAAGTCATAGTAATTCCTGTACCTAGATTTTATCAGGCTACATACGAAGTCACATTTTGGGCTCAATATCAGTCTCAAATGAACAATATGATAGAGGCTTATACTTCTTCATACAACTTGAGATCTACAAGATCTCATAGAATTGAGAGCCCAAAAGGATGGTGGTTTGTTGCTAATTCTGATGAATCAATATCTTTTGAAAATAATATCGATAATTACACTGATGACGAGAGAATATTAAAAGCAACAATTACAATTAATGTCACTGGTTATCTCTTGGGTCCGTCGTTTCCAGGAGCACCTAATGACGTAAGGAGATATATTAGCGCACCTAGAATTTCTTTTGATATCGCAGATACCGATATAAAATCTGTGCCTTCTTCTAGAATTCCATCAGGAAATGCGGAGGATTATACATTCGAAGATATAATGAATGAGACTTATCCTCTTCCTGGTGCTGGTGTAGCACAAGCAGATCTTCAAGCAGATTTAACTAGAGTGACAATCGGCGGGAAAAACAAAGAAAATATCAATAATCAAACCCAAATAATCGAAAATCCTTTTACGGGTTTTTCCGTAAAAGCGACATTAAAATCGAAAAATTTATCAACCGGTGAACGAGTTTATGTAATAATCGATAACTTGGACAAATAAGGACATAATTATCACAAGATTTTTTAATTAAGGAGAAAAATATATGGCTGAGAATACTTTCAAATCTCCAGGTTTTTTCGAAAGAGAAATAGAATTGACCGCGGAGAAACAGTCTCCGATAGGTACACCTGCTGGAGTTATAGGTTCATCTCTGATGGGACCAGCTTTTGTTCCTCTAACGATAGGAACATTTACAGATTTCGAAAATCGTTTTGGAACTGTATCACCAGAAAAACCAGCAACTTATGCTGTGAGAGAATGGTTGAAAAATAGGACAGCATTGACTTTTATGAGAACTCTAGGTGCTGGTGCTAATGCGACTCCTGCAGACTTTGGAATTACAAGACAGTGGGGTACAGTAAAAAATGCTGGCTTTAAAGTCGTAGGTGACAGTGATACCGGAAAGGGTTTTGTTCAATTCTTATATGCGGATCACGTTGTGAGTGCTAATTCAGATGTTGGATTTCCAATCTATACGGATAATGACACTGTGTCTCTTTCTCTTAGAGAAAACCCACCGACAAATGATTCTCCAGTAAAAATCGTAAGAGGTATGATTATTTGTGCAGAAGACGCAAAATTTGAATTGAAAAACTTTAGTGGAGTGTATGGTGCGTCTGGTATGGTATCCGAAGACAATGGATCAAATACTTTTGTGATGAAATTGACCAAAGGAGAGAGCACTAAAGAACTTACTGTCTCTTTGGATCCGGATCACACTTATTACTTAGGTAAAGTGTTAAACACTGATGCTAAAAAATTCCAATCTGAAGGATATGTCCTCTATTTGGATCTCGGCGTAGAGCAAGAATTAGCTCCTGCAATGACAGCTGCTAATGCCAATCATGTTTTTATCTCTCATGGTAAATCTGATGTTGATGCTTCTAATAATGAATCTTTTGCTTCAGCATTTGGTAGATTTGATACAAGATATAAGGCTCCAAAGACTACGTCTTTTATCTCTCAACCTTTCGGAAAAATCGAATATGATTTGTTTCACTTTGAGTGTTTGAGCGATGGCGCTTATGCTAATACTGAATTCAAGATCTCAATCGCAAACTTGAGAAAATCTTCAGATCCTAATGACAAATATGGAACTTTTGATGTCCTCGTGAGAAAGTTCAATGATACAGATTTTGCTCCTCAAGTTCTAGAGAGATTTATCAATTGTACATTGAATCCTAATTCGGATTCTTTCATCGCTAGAAAAATCGGTGATAAAAAAGTAGTATTTGCTTTTGATGCAGATCTTGAAGAAGAGAGAAGATTAGTTATCTCTGGTAGATACCCAAATCGTTCT